AGAGAAGTCTGTAGAGATTCAAAAGGTAGTAGAGAAGTGGGACTGTCCCGGTTGTAATCCTAACGAACGTTATGTTCTGAGTAAACTTCAAGATTACACCAAGATCACTGATCGTAATGCTCTCTCAACTCTGATGGGTAACATCAAGTCAGAGAGTAATTTTCATCCTAATATCTGTGAAGGTGGTGCAAGAGTTGCTTATCATCAGTGTCACTCTGGTGGTTATGGTTTGATCCAATGGACCACAGTTGGTAGATACAATGCCCTGGGTAACTTCTGTCGAAAGTATAATTGTGACCCGAGTAGTCTTGAAGGACAAACTCGTTTCCTGGTGAATGAAGTACACTTCCAAAAAGTTCTACCAGACTTTGAGGGAACTGGATGGTCAATCCGTCAGTACATGGCACCTGCATACTACTGGTTGGGATGGGGTATCAAAGGGTATCGTGAAACTTTTGCTCATGAGTACTATGCCAAAATGGTAAAGGTCACAACACCCTTGACAGAAGGCTGATACCCTCTTATAGTATATGAGTGGTTGAGAGACCACTGCGGTGACCCCCTTGACGGTTCAGGGTTAGCGGCGATAGGAACCGTCATTGGGTCAGTAGCTCAGTGGATAGAGCATCGCACTTCTAATGCGTTGGTCGGGGGTTCAAATCCCTCCTGACCCGTTGGGTACTTCCCATACTTTTATCAATTATGAATGTTAACCTTTCCGATTTTATATACGTCGTCGATGATGTCCTCACAGAGGACTTCTGTAATCATTTGATTGAACGATTTGAAAATGATAGTCGGATAGAATTCGGCATGATTGGTGATGAAGAAAATAAAAGAGTCGATAGATCTATTAAAGACTCTATGGATCTCCATATCTCCAGTCTTGATGATTGGAAAGATGAAGATGAAGTTCTATTTAAAGCGCTGAATAAACACATTAAAATTTACCTTCAGCAGACGGATTTTTTAAATGATCCACTTGGTATCTCCTTTGAACATCTAAATGATACGGGTTATCAAATACAACGTACATCTCCAAGTTCAGGATACACCTGGCATCATGATAGTATGCAGGGTTCGTATGTAAGAGAACATGGAATGCGACACTCTACATTCATTTGGTATCTTAATGATATAAAGAATGATGGCTACACCGAATTTGTAGATGGTACTAAGGTACAACCAAAAACTGGAAGAATGTGTATCTTCCCTTCTCTTTGGAACTATTATCATCGTGGTTATCCACCAGTTGATGAGATTAAATACATAGTCACGGGATGGCTACACGCTTAATGGACCCGATTGAACTCCTACGAATCATTAGTTGTCTTGAGAGTGCCCATCATCACCTGAGGATCAATGACTTCCCAGAAGATCAGGATGTCGTCAGGAAGATGTGCAATAGATACTACAAAATCTATTTCAAACTTTGTAAAGAAATTGGAAGAAACCCTTATGGCTGAACTCTATCCGTTATTCACATACACAGGACTTGGATTCTGTGTCCTCATTGGTCTCTCATGGGGTATTTCACTATTTGACAAAAGTGGTGAAGTTTGATACAATAAAAGAATACGTTGGCCTATAGCTCAGTTGGTAGAGCGCGGAGCTGTTAACTCTGTTGTCCTAGGTTCGAGTCCTAGTGGGCCAGTAAGACGGGGAATGAGCTCGCCCGCGGCGGTGTTAACCACACTGTGATCTAGAGAGTTGGTTACTTTCTTTTTGCTCCATTACAAACTGTCAGAATGTTAGGGTTGAAAAAATGCCCCATAGGAAGCATTCGGATAAGTGTAATGTTAGGGAGATTAGCTCAGCGGTAGAGCGCTTCGTTTACACCGAAGATGTCACTGGTTCGATCCCAGTATCTCCCATGTCGAATACCAAACATGACCCATGATTACCGTCAGATGCAAACAATGCAACAAAGAAATCAGGAGTGACCATCATACCCACTGTTGTGGGTGTCCTAATATGATGACAGTCATTGAAGATAAGGTCACTGCTGTAGACCTTACCAAAGTGGTTATGATTAATTCTAGTAATAAGGTAGAGAACGGTAATGTTCTGACCTCTAGTGACCTGTCCTATCAAGAGGAAAGGAGAAAGAGAAAGGTCAGGAGATTAGATTTTGAGGTACGATAAGGTTGATAATTTCTACAGACTTCAAGATGTTTTGTCTGTTAATCAATTTCTTACGTTGTACGATGAGTTCAATTCACAATATAATACTTGGAAATTCACTAAAAACGATGGAGGATTAGACCATCCACCGATGGGGTGTATAAAAAAACCTTCTTCTATACGATCATCGGTATCTACCATCGGGGACAATTTGACACTGATTAAATTTGGATCTATATTGAAGTATCAGTGTGAGAAAATTTTACGATGTCCCTTAAAACTTAAGAGAGTTAATACAAATATTCAATTCTTTGGTCAAGAGTCTTCATTCCATACAGACGGTGNTGAATCCACTTGGACCTTGAACATATTTGCATGTCCATATTGGAAAACTGAATGGGGAGGTGAGTTTATCCTGACAACTAAACCAAATCAGTATTATTACGAAACATATATACCAAATAATGGAATCCTATTCCCAGCACATCTGGATCATATGGGATATGCACCTAATGTTCTATGTAAGGTGCCACGATTGACTGTGGCTTACACCTATAAAGAGTTGACATTTCCATCTACCGTAGTATAATTACACATGTCACGCCTACCAGAGATTAAACCTGAACACATGGTCACTTATAAACAGTGTCAGGATCTAATCGACAAAGCTATCGACAAACACAACAAAACTGCCACAGTTATCAGTGCATGTATTGGATCAGTGCTACTGTTCTTTTATGCACATGGTCTTCTCAAAGTGGTTGGTTACTGGTCTTAAAAATCTTCTATATAATTTAGCTATGGAAATCTTCACCGTGCAAGAGTTTCAAAAGAACTGGGATGAATTGATTAAGAGAGTAGAGAACGGAGAACATATAGGAATCGTGAATGATAATGGTGCGGCATGTGTGATGATGTCCACCGATGACGACCTGTACAAGATGTACACAGAGCACGAAGAAGGATGCTAATCCCTAGGGGGTCTAGCAATCTGGTGAATGCACCGAACTCATAATTCGGCGGAGGTGGGTTCGATCCCCACGATCCCCATCAGGACGGTTTTTCAACTGTCCTCTTGACTATAAATGTCAAATCCCTTATACTACTAAGGTCAACACGAAAGACAATGACTATCACTTCTAAGTTCAAAAAGGACATCACGACTCTCCGATCCGCAGTGAAAGGTGACTTCTTCCTTGATGTAAAGAATCCGAAACTTTTCAAAAAGGTCCGTAAGTTTTATGAGAACGATGGTGTAACTTTTTCTGGTGACCCTCTGGATGACTATGATATTCTCATTGATTGTCTGGCAGAAGATCTTGAGAAGACAGAGGTGGCATGAAAATTCTACTTGAGAGATACCCCTATCGTTATGTTGAGAGCGGTGATCTAGAAGACGGAAACCCCGATTGTAGAATTCAAAAGTTTGATGATAATACACGAAGGTACAAAGACATGTATCTCTGTGACAATCAAATGCAGTTACTCACCGCCATGGAAGACTTTGAATATACTAAATGGTTAGATCCTGATGGAGTCCCTTCCTACGTGAGAGACGTAATCAAATCTAAATAAAGTAGATTTAATTAAAACTATGGCAACGAGAAAGACATCTGCATCTGGTGCTTTTATGTCCCAGTATGACAATGAGGTTGAGGTAAGACTTAAGGCTCTTGAAGCTGAGGTAAAGGCACTTAAGGCTGCGTGTGAAGCAAAGCATTCGTCCGGTGGTGGAGATGCAAGACTCGATGAGTTGATCAGAGTTCTTAAGATGAACCCTGAGCTTAACATTGAGAAACTTTCTAAGGGTGCTCTGTAAGTAGTAGTCACGGATGGACTGTAACAGCACTGGTCGGGATAACCCCTAGAGTTTCTTACTTCTCTCAAGAGTAAGTGGCGTGCATGGAGCTCAGGAGGTCTTGACAAAGGCCTCCTTTTTTAATACAATACATACTATGTGGTAGATCTTTCGTGATGAAGATAGGATTTAATTGTAGTTCCTTTGATTTGTTTCATGCTGGACATGTGACAATGTTGAAGATGGAGAAAGACTTGTGTGACTATTTGATAGTTGCCTTACAAGTGGACCCTACGATTGATAGACCGGGTATCAAGAACAAACCCATACAGAGTGTGTATGAGAGGTATGTTCAGGTGCAGGGATGTAGATACGTAGATGAGATATTGGTGTACGAGACAGAGGAAGATCTGTTGAATATGATCAAGACACAGAGAATGGATATTCGTTTCTTGAGTGAGGAGTATAAAGACAGAGACTTTACTGGTAAACAATATTGTATCGACAATGATATTGAGATTCACTACCACAAGAGACAACATAAGTATTCCTCTACAGAATTGAGGAACAGAGTTCATAGTCTGGAAGAATTGAAGAGAACAGAAATTACTCTGGGAGATGAAGATGGTCTTCAATACTCACCAGAACTACTACACAAATACGAGGAAACATGTCCATTCTAGTCACAGGGGGAGCTGGGTTTATTGGTAGTCAACTACTCAGATCTCTGGGTAAGTTTGGTGAGAGATTGGTGGTTGCTGATAAGATTTCTTATGCTGGTAAGAAATCAAATCTACCTGACAATGTTGAATTCTATAAGATTGATATTGCCAGTGATGACGCAGTTAGATATTTGTTTGAACAAGAAACATTTGATACTGTTTTCCATCTTGCAGCAGAGAGTCATGTAGATAATTCAATCAATAATCCCAAACCATTCATTGATACTAATGTGATTGGTACGGTTAATCTTCTACAAGCATCATTGGAACATGAGGTAGATCGTTTTATGCACATCTCTACTGATGAGGTGTTTGGATCTATTGACTTCAAAGATGGATCATTCAATGAGGAGTCTAGGTATCAACCTAGGAATCCTTACTCTGCATCCAAAGCAGCCAGTGATCATTTTGTAAATGCATATAATGTCACCTACGGTCTTCCCACCACCATCACAAACTGTTCAAACAACTATGGACCACGACAGGATGATGAGAAGATGATCCCTACGATCATCAGGAATATCAAGAATGGAACTCCTATCCCTGTCTATGGGGATGGACAACAGGTGAGGGATTGGATCTATGTTGAAGACCATTGTGACGCATTGATTGAACTGTGGATCAACGGTAAGGTAGGAGAGAGATATAATATTGGTGGAGAATGTGAACTTAAGAACATTGATCTTGTCAAGATGATTTGTAAGTTAATGAGTAAGGAGGATCATCGTATAGAACATGTCACTGATAGACCTGGACATGACCTTAGATACTCCACTTCAAACAAAAAAATAACAACCGAAACAAAGTGGTCTGTTTCCACTGACATTACAACTGGACTTCTCAAAACAATTCTCTATTATGAAGATAATTAAGACACCACTCAAAGATGCTGTTTTGATTGAACAGAACAGACACGAAGATGATAGAGGTCACTTTATTGAAACCTACAATAAAAGAGACTTTACGAGTGTTGGTCTGGACATGGAATTTGTACAAGACAATCATTCGATGTCATCTCCACATGTTCTAAGGGGACTTCACTATCAGGTTGTCAAACCACAAGGTAAACTGGTTAGATGTGTTAAAGGTTCAATTCTGGATGTGATTGTAGACTTGAGACAATCATCACCCACGTTTGGTCAACACTATAGTGTTCATCTCTACCGTCCTGAGGTGATGTTATGGGTACCAGAAGGGTTTGCACATGGATTCTATGTGTATAGTTTGCATGCACACGTATCATACAAGACAACTGAATTTTACTATAAGGAGTATGATAGATCACTTCTATGGAATGATCCTGACCTTGGTATAGACTGGGGTATAGATAGTCCGTTCTTATCTGCCAAGGACAAATACGCTAAAACTTTCAAAGAGTGTGAAAAATATGATTAATCTTTCTGTATTTGGTGCCACTGGTTATATTGGTAGTCACTATTGTAGGATGTATCCTGACAATATTGTAATTCCAAGAGGACAAAGACATCCTGATTCGGCTGATATCCTGTACTTTATCAGTACTACAACCAATCAAAATGTATTCAAAGATCTTCAGGTTGATATTGATGTTAACCTTAAGATTCTGACAGAGGTATTGTCACACTGTAAGAGAACAGATACTGTATTCAACTTTGTTAGTTCTGGTTTTGTGTATGGTAATGACTTCTTGGATGCCAAGGAAGATGACCCCTGTAATCCTACAGGGTTTTACTCTATTACTAAAAGATGTGCTGAGTCTTTGGTCATCTCATACTGTAAAACTTTTGGTGTTCAATATCGTATCTTCAGAGTTGCGAATGTCTTTGGTATTGACCCTACTGTGACCCCTGGAAAAAATGTTCTTGGTTATATGATTCGTTCTTTAAAGAAGAATGAACCGATTAAATTGTATGGTGGTGGTGATTATCTAAAGGATTACATGTATGTTGATGATGTGTGTACAGCACTTGATACGTTGATGGTGTGGAGTTCCCCTAATCAAATCTACAATGTCGGTTCAGGTGTAAGTCGTACCTTCAGGGAAATTATTGAATACTGTAAGGATAAGGTAGGTAGTACAAGTGAGATTATTGATGTTCCCTTCCCTGATGAACAACAATATCTACAGATTAAGAACATGACGATTAACGTTGATAAACTGGAGAGTTATGGTTTCGTTCCCAAACTTGACATTGACACAGGACTTGATATGATGTGTGAAGTATATTGATTTTTTAAGGATACATAGTAAGTAATTCATGGATGTTATGACTGAGTATAATAAGACCGCACTAGTTCTTGGTGCGGGTGGATTCATTGGTAGTCACATGGTAAAACGACTACGAAGAGAAGGATACTGGGTTCGTGGTGTTGACCTGAAGAGACCTGAGTTCTCTGAAACAATTGCCAATGAGTTCATTCAGGGTGATCTGACTGATCCCACATTCGTTCGTCGTGTGATTAGATTCAAGGGATATGCTGGTAACTTCTATGCTAGTGTCCCTGATAGGTATCACGAAACGTTTGATGAGATCTATCAGTTTGCTGCTGACATGGGTGGTGCAGGATTCGTATTCACTGGTGAGAATGACGCAGACATCATGCGTAACTCTGTCACTATCAATCTAAATGTCCTTGAAGAACAACGTAAGTTCAACGATGCCAAAGAGGAGAACAAGACAAAGATCTTCTACTCTGGTTCGGCATGTATGTATCCAGAACACAACCAACTAGATCCTGACAACCCTGATTGCCGTGAAGAATCAGCTTACCCCGCAGCTCCAGACTCCGAGTACGGATGGGAAAAACTATTCTCAGAACGTCTCTACTTTGCTTACAATCGTAACCACGGTATTCCCGTTCGTGTTGCTCGTTACCATAACATCTTTGGTCCCGAAGGAACCTGGGACGGTGGAAGAGAGAAGGCACCAGCTGCAATCTGCCGTAAAGTCGCTAGACTCCCGGAGGTCGGTGGAGGCATCGAGGTGTGGGGAGACGGCTTACAGACTCGTTCCTTCCTGTTCATTGACGAATGCATTGAAGCGACTAGAAGACTAATGGACTCCGACTTTATGGGACCG